GCTGCTGCGCTACGGTTATAAAATGAATCCCTATGAAATCGAGGCGCGAGCCGCCGAATAACTTTGAAAGACGATTATGCTTACCACACCTGAAGCAATTGCTTTTGCTCCCCTTGGGCCAACGGTATCATTCCTTGCAGCTACGCCTACGCCACCCACGGCTGCGCAAGCTACGACTAATACAGGAGAAACTCCAACGGGCTCGTACCGTGTAGTTAACTCGGGCGCAGTCACAGTGTTCTTGGGGGTAGGAACGTCTAGTGCGCTGGCTATTACGGCGGCTAGTACGCTGGCGACTTCAATTCCCCTGCTGCCGGGGGCGGTTGAGATTATTCGTTTTTCTCCGAATCTTTACTTTACTGGCCTGTCTGCTTCGAGTACGGCGACAGTCTATGTAACGCAAGGCGGCGGGATATGACAGATGATGACTTCCGTCGCCTTGAAAGCAAGGTTGACAAGCTGACCGACGCTGTTGGCAAGCTGGTTTTGATTGAAGAACGGCAAGCTAATCAAGGCGTCCGTATCGGTGCTGTTGAAGCGCAACTCAACGTCCATGAGTCTATGCTGCATCGTACTGACCGCAAGATAGACCAATGGGTCAATAGAGGCATGGGCGTCTGGGCTGCGGTGGCAATCGTGTTCAGTCTTGTGCAATTTTGGAGAAAATGATGAAATACCTACTCCCATTTTTGTTTGTTGCCACGGCCTATGCTGAACCGGCATTGATCATGTGCAACGGTCAGTACGCGCTCTGCGCTGCCAGTCCCACAACGCCAACCAGCAAAACGATGGTTATTAATGGCGTAACATTTCAGGAGGGGGTGTCTGTTTGCCCAGTTCTGAATGGCAAAGCTGTTGGCAATCGCAACCTAATTGGATCCTGCAAGCCGCCCAAAGGCAAGCATACGGTCTGGTCACTGTTCAGCACTGAGATGAACTACCCGCAGGCTCCAAGTTGGGCGGTGGTCAAAGCTACACCTCGCACCTTTGTGACTACTGCTGGCAATGGCGGCATGGCAAACCAGTGGTCATACCCATGCGTCATACGTCCCCAAAAGGTCAACGGCGCTACCTTGGCAGATTGCCTTGGCCCACTCAACGAAAGCCCCTGGAACGGCGCTGTAGTGCCTGCTGGGGCTAGTGTGGTGACCTCCGCACCTATTGGCTTGGCTTATCCTGTTGGCGGTAACCTGCCGTGAAAGCAAAACTCACCTTTTGCGTCACGCTGATGGTCAGCCTAACCTTGTGCATCGTTGTGATTGGCATGGTTGGCGTTATGTTGACGGGCCTGTTTGATGAAAAGGTAGACAACGCTGAGATTTTTAAGCTGATCTCCCCAGCATTTCAAACCATCGTTGGCGGGTTCATTGGCTTGCTGGCTGGCGTAAAACTGTCTCACGATGAAGATGAGGAACCGAAATGATTGGACTCGACGCTATCCTTGGTATTGGCGGCAAGCTGATTGACAAGCTGATTCCGGATCCTGCTGCTCAAGATGCGGCGAGGTTGGAGTTGCTCAAGCTGCAACAGTCGGGCGAACTGGCAGCAATGACTGCCCAGACCGAGATCAACAAAGCCGAGGCCAGCAACCCCAGCGTGTTTGTCAGCGGCTGGCGTCCAGCAATCGGCTGGGTCTGCGCTTTGGCAATGGGGTATCAGTATCTGGCTCGACCTCTGCTGGTTGCCTTTATGCCTGCGCTGGCCTTCCCCGGCTTGGATGACAACCTCTGGCAGTTGATGATGGGGATGCTGGGCTTGGGCGGTTTGCGGACGTTTGAGAAGACGCAAGGCGTAGCTGCAAAGTGACCCCGCACTTTACTCTTGCGGAGTTAACGCACACTGATCACCGGCTGCTGAATAACACGCCGAACGCTGCTGAACTGGCGAACCTCAAGCGGCTGGCTGAGTTTCTAGAGACAGTCAAAACTACGCTAGGCGGCAAGCCAATAATGATCAACTCAGCGTTTCGCTCCAAGGCCGTAAATGACGCTGTGGGCAGCAAAGATACCTCTCAGCATAGGCAAGGCTTGGCTGCTGACTTCCGAGTGCCTGGGATGGCTCCTGATGCCGTTGTGAGGGCGCTGCTGAACTTGCCCTATGACCAGATCATCCGCGAATATGACGCCTGGACGCACATCAGCATCAGCGACAAGCCCCGGCGTCAAGCGTTAATTATTGATCGCAGCGGCACACGTTTGTTTGCGTAGCAGGCTCATAGCATCCCGCAGGTCTTGACGTAGTTGCTCAAGCGCCTCCTGTTGGGCCTGCAACCGTAGGTAAGCATCCAAGGCGAACTTGTCCAGCGTCGTGCGCTCCCAAGCTGCAAAGTTAGGCAGATCGTTCAATTTGATTCCTTATCCATGTTGGGCCGCCAAGCTGCAATAGCTTGACACGTTGGCTCTGGGTTAGTTTGACTGTGTAAACAACGGTCAATGGTTCAGCAGGCTGATCTTTTCGACGCTTGATTTCTTGTTCGACGCGCTTCCACTCGTCGTCTTCGGTGATCATGTGTTACGCTCCTTTAGTTTGGCTTCAGCCCACGCTGCACCTTGCGAAAACGTATTCAAAGTTGTGCCTTTCTTGCTGTCAATATGCTCCCAATCCTCCTCCGTCAGCCCTACCCATGTGCGCTGTGCTGCTGCCTTGCCATCGGCATAGACCTGCGTGTCATCGTCATCGTCCAGCTTGGCTTGCGCTGCTTGGCGCTTTGTGTAAAACGCTTGCATCTCCTCCTGCACCTTGGCCTGCGCCATCTGACGCTTTGAATCAAATCCTGTCATAGCATCCTCACTTTCGTTTTCTTTCCGTGTTTAGTGTAACATTGGACTTGGCCGTTGGGTAGTAACTCCCAGGCCGCATTTTCTCCGCACATAGCCCGTGCGTCGGCTTCTAACTGCGCCCACTTTTCTGCAAGGCGATGGTGCTCTTGGGCAATAGCCGCCTGCGCTTGAGCAGCACGGACTTCCCCGGGCCAGTCCAGCAGGTAGCTAGTGCTTAGTATTCCTGCAATAATGACTGCAAGGAGGGTGTTGATGAAACTGTAGTATAATCCACGCGGTTTATGAAATCGTAATTCGCGCATAGTAAATCCAAGTTAGGGAGAGGTTGCCTGGAGCATAATACCTGCTGCAGTGTTGATGATGCGGAGCTGACCGGAGTTGATTGCACCGGAGAGGATGCCTTCGAAGTCGCGGAAGTCGGGGAAGTAGATATGGATCATCTTGTAAGCATCGTGGTAGGGAACGGAACCTTTGCGGCGGACGAAGTCGATGAAGCGCTCGGCTTGCATAGAGTCTTCGGTACGACCGATGCGAGAGAAGACTCGGTGCATATCTTTCTCCAGGTCTTCTAGCATCTCGTTAGCAAGCTGGAGGTCTTCGGAGGTCAGGATCAAGGAGCTGGAGCGGGAGGCGGAGAGCACCATTGCGACCTTGTGCATATGGGTTTGCTTGCGGGCGGCGTAGCCTTCCAGCATCTGGTCATCCATGCGGGAGGCGGCGTCTTTCCAGAACCTCTCGTACCAAGCGCGGCCCCACTCGCGAGCGCCGGAGGAGATAGTGTAAGGGCCGGTGAGCATGGCTATGCGCTCAAGGTCTTCGATAAGGTTAGTCCGCATCTCGGTGTCGCCAGCGCCGACTTGCTCGTCGACGTAGGCAACGTAGCGTTCCTTGGTGTCTCCGTAGACAAAGATGCAGCGGGAGGACAGTCCGCCGCCGATCATTGCCTGGGGCATATTGTCAGCAATCCAGTGCGGGGTAGTGCCAGCTTGCAAGTTAATCCAGGGTGCTTCGATGATATCGTTCCCTGACATCTTGGTGATCTTTTCGTAAGTTTTCTTGCCGTCCCAAAGTTCGATGAGCAGGTTTATCATCTCCTTGTCTTGGAGGTTGAGCAGCGAACCGAGTTCCGAGGCGACCAGGGTGAGCGGAGACATAGGATGCCACTCGGCATTGTACTCGAAGGACTCGGAGGCAGCAGCGAAGGCAGTGACGAGAGCCTGCCAGGTGATGGCGTTTGGGCCGAACTTGATACCGGGGACTTGGCGAAGCAGGTCAGTCGATATGTCAATGGTGGTGGACTTGGCGATGATGCCTGGCGGCCCTACGAAGATGATGTAGAAGGAAGGGTACCAGCAGAAACGCTTCATGTCAATCCAGACCCGGCGACGCAGGCAACCGGCGACTGTGCCGACAGCGCTCCAAAAGTGCATACGCTTCGGCGCCTCGGTGACGGAGGCGTACTGGAGGTACTGAGGAATCCAGTCAGGGTAGTTGCGGGTCATACACAATCTCCCCAGGAGACAGAGGAAGTCTTGACGCCTGTGGGGATGATAAGTGGTGGGTCGTAGGGAATCTCGATGCGGGAGTGCTTCTCCATGAGAGGGAGGATCGTAGCGGAACGGTGCGTAGGGAACTGGCCGGCAAGGGAGTCATGGACTTGGAGGAGCACTTGGACTTCCGGAACATTCTCAGAAAAGGAAGTCCAGATCCGATTGATCAGGATGCCGACGGTGGATTGGGGAACCCAGGCAAGAGCTTCAGGAAGGAGAGCCTCGAGCCTGTCGAAGATGTACCAGCGATAGCCCCAGCGATTCTCGACAAAGCGATGGCGATTGATCTGGTCGAAGGTGCGGGTATGCCACTCCCGGATGCCGGGGTGCGCGGAGAACCAGTACTTCTGCGCAACGTCAATCTCGTGGATCGTGCGGCCAGTGTGACCGGCGACAGTCTTCGCACCTCCGCCGTAGTTGGTAGCGTGGCAGAACACCTTGGCGAATTCCCGAGCGTGCTTGAGGGGAGCGCGATGGTCGCGGTAGCTGGGGTGGGACTCCACCAGCTCGTCGAGGGGAGGCGGAGACTTCTTGGCTAGAATGTACGCGTTAAGCAAGTGCATATCGACACCCTGGAGCATGGCGGCTATCCAGTCCGGTTCGGCAGCCTCGCGTACGACTACTTGAAGATCCGCCCTATCCAGATCCATATCGAAGAAAGTGAAGCCCGGATCTGGGCCATACATACTGCGAATGTTCGGGAGAGTGAAGTCCATAGAGCCTCGAGCCGCGGCCTTGCCGGACGATTTACTCTTTTCAGAAGGGATTGTCTGGAGATTTCCGCCAGATCCGAAGGGGTTCTTGGACGAAGAAAGTCGATAAGAATACGGCGCAGATTTTCCACCGGCGTCTCCTGCTATGTTGAAAGAACAACGCATCCTGCCATCGTCGTCTAGTGGCATCATGACGAAGTCGCCGAGGAACTTGTTGAGGGTACGAATGTCTGCGATGGCGTTGCAGAGGGGTTTGACTAGGGGCTCCTTGGCCGCGATCTTGCTAAGGGCTTCGTCATCGCAGGTTGGGTTCATCGTGGTCTTGCCGGCGAGGATGACGCGCTTGTAGATGACGGGTTGCTTGAGGTCGTCGTAGAAAAGCGTCTGCATCTGCTTGGGGGAGGCAGGATTGATTGAGTGGCCTAGGACGTTGTGGAGAAAGGCCTCGCGATGGGAGAGCTCTTCCTGGATGTCAAGGGCCATCTGGTTTTTGACTTCGTGGCGGATGCGGACTCCGCGGAGCATGGCGCGCAGGACAGGGTAGAAGAGCTTTTGCTGGTGTACGTCAACCTCGGCAAGGTGCATGGACTCAGCGACTTGCTGGAGAACCTCACCGGACTCGCGGGTGTATACGCAGTCTTGGAGGTTGTAAGTCCAGCGCTGTTCCTCTGGGACGTCAGAGGCAATCTTCCCTTCGTCTTTCCAGTAGACGTACCAGTCCGCGTACATGGAGGCGATGAAGGCTAGGCCCTTGGGCAGCGCGCAGAAGACGCTGTGCTGAGTTATCATTGTATCCTGGCCGCCGTTCGGAATGAAGTGCCAATGGCGGTAGACGTACTGCGCGTCGTAGAGGCCGTTCTGCCAGCGTACCTTGACGTTTCGATGAGTAAGCAAGCGGTAGATTGCGAAGACAATCTGAGACTCCTCATCGGCATGCCAGTAGCCCTCGGGCTTGCCGCGCGCCATCAGAGGGATGCACAGAGCGTCTTGGCGCGACCAGCTGAGGCCTATGCAGTCTATATGCCCTCCGCGGGTCTCAATATCGAAGTCAATCCAGACCGTTTCGACGAACGCGGTAGCGTCGGAGTGCAAGGCCTGGAGGCAGGTGAGTGCTTGCGGGAACGTTGGGCGGACTAGGAAGTTCCAGGTTGGCTTGTTATCGTAGACGCGGGAAGTCATGTGACGCTTGAGGCGGCGGAGGTCGGAAAGGACTACTGCACGCTGGTTCCACTCGCGAATGACTGCGCCGGGGGTGAGGGTGGGTATGACCTTGATGCCGTCGGAGGTGGCTAGGAGTGACCCGCGCCACTTGAGTACACCCCAGTGGCCGGTGAGGGCCCAAAGTGCTAGGTTTCCCATGGCCAGGATGATGTTCGGCTGAACCATCTGGATTTCCGTGAGGAGTTCTGCGTAGCCCTCGTGGATGTGGTAGGTGCAGTACTTGTCCTTGAGCAGCGAGTGATGGGCGGATATGTCTTTCTTTTTTAGGGCAATCCAGGTGGACAGCTGGCCCAGCGGGGGACGCTCTTTGCAGACGTAGGTAGCGTAACACTCTGAGCGCATCACGCCGACTTCGTGGAGCATACGATTAAGCTCCATGCCGGAGGCTCCGTCGAAGGGCTGACGGTCACGCTCGGCAGGAAACTCCCCGACGATCATTACGCGAGTAGGGATAGGGCCTTCGCCTTTTACTCGCATCAGAGTCCAATCGACAAATCAAGTTCTTGCTGAGCGCGAAGATCCGCAATCCGCTTGCAGGCGATCCCGTAGCTGGACTGATCCATCTCGATGCCAGTTGCCCGAGCTTTCATTGCATGGGCAGCGGGGAAGACAGGCCCGCTGCCACAGAACGGGTCAAGGACAGCTTGGCCAGGGAGGATGGATCGGCGAAGGAGATCTTCGAAGAGCGCCACAGGCTTCTGCGCGGCATGGCCGAGGTTGCTGTCGGGCGGGTAGTCGAGGACGTCTCCGAGCATCTTGAGGATAGGTCGCTTACCCTTGACGGCGTAGAGGAGTATTTCGTACTTACGCTGCGGGCCTTGCTCGGGCCAGGGTGCGCGCATACCGGACTTCTTGTACCAGATAAGCGGAGTGCGGAAGACGTTCCAGCCGGCCTCGACCATCAGGGATTTGAGCTGGGAGAACTTGTCGAAGTCGCAAAAGCAGTAGAGATGCGCTTGCGGCTTGGCGATGCGGTAGCCCTTGAATGCCAGGGCGGTAGCGCAACGCATGAAGGTTTCGTAGCTGTCCTCGTAGCCGTGAGCGCCAGCGGCTAAGCCGCCCGAGTCTCCGAACTCATCTGCGCTCATGCCGTAGGGAGGATCAGTAATGATGCAATCGAAACTGTCAGCGGGGCAGTCATCCATCCAGTTGATTGAGTCGGCGTGGACTGCTTGGTGCATATCGGCGGTGAAGGTCTTGCCGACCGACGCCCCGAGCTCCCGGTGCTTTATAGCGGTCTCTTCCTTGCGGAGGATCTTAAAAGCTTCATCGACGGTTTTCGCTGCTTTGATGGCGGGATTGTCCAGGTGACCTGCAACGATAAGTTCCCGGCGAGTGTTCTCTTGATGGATACCTTCGGAGCTCCCGCGAACCTCAAGCGAGATGTCAGCTGTAGTAGGCGGCGGTGCTCCCCGCTGGACTGCCTGGGCGGTACGAAGTGTGTTGAGGCGAGCATGGGCGGCTGCGCGCTCTTGCCATGTAAGGTTTTCACGATGGATGTTCTCGGAGAGTTCAGCTTCCTCTGCCGCCAGGGGGTCAAGGTCGCTGAGGAGAGTATAGGGGATGCTGTTTGCACGGACGCGCTCGCCGTCGTGCATTATCTCTCCGCCGAGGGCGTATATGTCCTTGACTGCCCGAAGGCGACGCTCGCCGGCGACTAGGTAGTAATCGTCGCCGACTATCCGCAAGATGATAGGGTGGAGAAGCCCTTGGGCCTGCAGCACCTCGGAGAACTCGCGTAGCTTGCCTTCTTCGAATACCTTGCGTTGGCGATCTGCTGCGATCTTGATTGCGTCTACGTGGATGAGTTTCATGAAAGTCCTAAGAAAGAAGAAAAAGGGGACGAGCACCGAAGTACCCGCCGCCCTAGCCTGGGGGATCAGCTTGGCAAGATGGCGCCTACGCGTTCCTGGATGGACTCGTTGTAGAGTTCATGCTGAACCTTGACCATGACGGTCTTGCCCTGCAGCTGGCGCCAGGCCCAGGGTACACCCGCGACGTTGGTTCCGGTGGCTTCCCGGTAGTCTTTCTGCCGCCGATTCTTGCCCTTGGAATTGTCCAGTGCGCCCTGTGCGGTCAGGTCGAGGAATGCCCGGTCGCTGAGGGTGACTTCGGGAGGAATACCGAGACCCTGGACAGACGGGGGAACCTGCACACGCAGCGGGATAATCATGGAGACCCAAGGCTTGCCAGCATTATCGCCCTTGCTGATTGTGCCAGAGCCGGTGGTGATTTCGCCGATGACTGCGAGGTACAGGCCGTTAGCGTGCTCGGGGTTCTCCGTGGGAAGCGGGGGACGCTTCTCGTTGACTTCGGTAACTTGCGCGTCGAGGAACACGCTGGGATCGAACTGACTTGTACTCATATGAGTAACTCCTGTGTGGTTAACTAGGGACACTTGGCGCAGTCCCCTTCTCGCATCTGACTAGAGATACATTGTTTCCTTGCCGATGATCTTAACTTGCGTACCATTGGCGAAGGAGGAGAGAGGGCCAGGCTGCTTCATTGCGCCGAGAATCCAGGCTACGACTTCCTTCTGCGACAAGCCGGGAGGTTGGGTGACTTTAACAGCTAGGGTGAGGGTGGTGAAGGATTTCTTGGTCATAATAGTCTTATAATAATTGATATGATTGTAATACAAAAAGAAATACCTATGCAAATTTTAGCTATTTTTATATTTCGTTTAGCTTCTGCTAGTAGATCCAAACTTTTAATATTTATTTCCTCTGCTGTATAAGGTCGTGTAATTACAGGACCGCAAGTTACATCTTTGTATTGACCTTTCATGCCACACCTCCGCTACGCTTGGCCCACACATCCATGATCTGGGCGAAATCGGGAGTGATCTTGGAACGGTAGCCGAGCGAGCGAGTCTTTGTATCCACGCCGTAGGCGGCAGTATCCCACCAGAACTGCGCACCGTCGCGAGTAGTGTAGATGATATCGCTAAACAGCGTAGGGATCTCGGTCGCCAGGGCCTTGCCGATAGCCTTGATCATGACCTTGGTGGACTGGCTGATTGAGTCGGTCTCGCGGTCTACGTGAGCAGTCATGACAAACGGACACTCCATCCCCTGGGTGCAGAGGCGGAGGAAGTTCATCAGGTTGTTCTGGGCTACGCCGTAGTCGCCGGGGCTGGCCATAGGGCGGGAGCCGATCTGCATTTTCATGGCGGCATTACTGGTCTCGGTGAGGGAGTCCATGACGAAGATCCTGCGAGAGGAGAACGCGTCGATAGGGCCGAGCTCCTTGCCTGTCCGGTCATCCTTGAAGTTGCTGCAGGACTGGAGGATTTTCCAGAACGCATTGTTGTCTCCGCCTCGGTTGCCATCGACTGACTTGGCCAGGGCTTCGTAGGACAGCTTGCCTACGTTGTCGGCGGTAGCCATGAGGGACTTGAGGGATATAGGCCGCGTCCCTTGCTGGTGCCAGTATACACACGCCGGGGGTTCTTTGCCCTTGTCGCGGAAGTAGCCGAGGAGCGTCTCGAGTCCGTTTTCTGTAAACAGCACAGCGACCTCGAATCCGTTCTTGTCTGCCCAGTCGCAGAGCGTACCGATGGCGTAAGTCTTGCCCGTCCCGCCTAATCCCATGAGGCAGATTTTCGGGCCGACAAGTACCTGCTTGTCTTTAGTAACCAGGGATGCTGGCGTGATAGTGGTCATAAGAGACTTTCAAAGTAAGCTAAATGTATGTCCAACTCGCGCTTGATGCAGTCGTAAGACAGCTCGTCGAGATTGTAGATGAGTTCGCCAGTGAGCAGAGAGCCTGGGACATTCCAGGGATCGCGATGCTTGCGGCAGGAGACCTCAGCGATCCGGAAGTTGCGCGGGTTGCCCTTGGCGTCTTGGAGGATTGTCCGCGCCCAGATCTCTCCGCAGGTAGCGCAGAAGTACGCGCGAGAAGGCCAACCCCAGCTGTCCGCTGCTTGAGAAGCATAGCGGAACGTGCCGAGGTAGGTCTCCTCTGCGATTATGTACCCAGCAGGCACTAGTCTACCTGTACTGTTTCAGTCCGCGCGACTGGATCCCAGCGCCGACGCTGGAACTGTTGCTCAAGCAGCGGGGTAGGGTCGCGCATCTGGCAGACGGACTTGAACGGACAGCCGCCGTACTCCGCGCAAGCGTGATCGAGGTTCCAGTCCCAGTACCCGGACTCCCATGCCTGGATCATTCGCTTGGCGTCTCGGATGAGCTGCTCGTACCAGCGGTCGATAAGCCACTGGGGGCGGTAGGTGATGGCTTGGAGGGTGTCGTACTTGGTTTTAAGTATTGATACTCCTCGCACAAGGAATCCATCAAGCTTAATGCCAGCTCGGGCGGCACCCCAGACATAACCAGTGAATTGGCTACGTAGATCCCATTGACGAGGCCAGCTTGCTCCAAGTTGGCTAGTAGTTTTGTCGTCTTCACCAAGGTGCATCCCTTCATATTCACACATCATATCCATGCGGCCTGAGTACAGCATTGGATCTCCGGTTACTGGGTGAGCCAGGTCGAGTGGCTCGAGGAAGGAGAACTCGATGCCTCGCTTACCGCCGGGGAGAGTCATCGGGATCGCCTTGTCCTCCCCGAGGCGGTACTGGGAGAAGTAGTACTCCAGCGCTCCGGCAGTACGCTCGGCAGACTTCGCGGAATCGGGCGGGCACTCGAAGTCTCCGTAGGCAGTCAGCAGGGCCTTGAGACCCAGGGCAAGGGAGTCTTCCGGCGACCTCCCGTCGATGTAGTAAGCTACCCGAGCCTTCTCAATCCCGGTTGCGTAGGCAGCTCCGGCGTGGAGATGCACTGACTGGTCGCGGAGTTTCCAGTGCTGCATGAACTCGAGGTAGGCTTTCTGGGGACAGGACTTAAACGCCGCCATAGTGGTGGAGTCAAGGACTGCCGGAAAGGGTGGGCGCTGGCGAGTCATACGGAATTCTCCAGGCACAAGAGCTTTTGCAGATCTTCTTCGATTTCCGCTACGGTCTCTTCGGCGGCTACTCGTGCCTTGGCCTGGGCTGCTCGCATTATCTCTACTCGCTGGGGAATCCAGTTATCTGGCACCTCAAACTTCACGATGTGAGAGTGCTCGCAGACCTTCGCCCATTGCACACCTTCTGGTACGAAAGTCATGAAATTGTAACTGGACGGAATGGCAGAACTTTCGCCGTATTTACTAAAGTAGGCTACAATAAAGCCCTTGATTTCAACTTCCATTATCTTCTCCTAGACTCGAGGGTGAAACTGCACCCACAACAGATTCTTTAACCCTTATGCTAGGCGTAGGAGACACCGATCCAGCTAGGCTGCTGTCTAGTGCCTCGATAATAAGTACGCGCCCACGACGGGTCTTTCGATTGGTAGTACTGACGATATGCCAGCACTGTATCAGGATGCTTATACTCATCAGGCATACACTGTGGCGGGTTTATCCAGCTAAGATTACCAGCAATCGCCAACGGCGGCTTTGCGAGCTCGCCAAGTAAGTATTGATTACACTTGTGCTTTTTACCATATCGCTGGGTGTATTCCCTGCATAGTTCAATCGCCAGCGTCAAGACATAATTGTATTGATAAGCACTGCCACGAGTCCAAATAGCCGAGGGGTGATTTTTATGAGTAGACTTGTAAGTCACACACTGGCCATTACCATGCTCATGATGAGCTGTTGCAAGCAATTGGCAGGATTCAACTATCATTTTTATAACGTGCTTGTCGCAGTGCAGTTGCGCTGCAATTTTAGGCAGACTGTCTAGGTAAAAGATGTTCACAGGTCGTCTAGCTCATCAAGCATGGAGTCCTGGCTTGGCGCGGCGGAGCGCTTGCCGGGGACGCGCTTGGCTGCAGCGGCAGCGGAGGCAGCGCCGAGGCGACCTGCGCGGAGGAACACGATCCCCTCCCGCATTTCCTCGAGAGTGAGTGTCCCCTCGGTGGCACGAAGGCGCCAGGATGCTATCTTTGATTGAAGTTCCAGGGGGATAGGATTACTCATGATTGCTCAGCAAGGTGCGTAGTGCCTTTACTGCCTCGGGAGAGCCGGCGACTGTGAACGCGCCCGGCTGGGTGTTGGTGAAAGGGGCGAGATCGAATTGCTCGGCGGTGAAGTACCCACGAAGCAGGTCGATCAGGAAGCGAGAGTACCCGCCGTGAGGTACGCGACCTTCCAGCTCGGAGTACAGATGCGAGGTGAGCTGGACGTAGAGAGGCAAGGGGAGTGCCACGTTAAGTTGCTGCGAAGGGATGATAGACTTGGTCTTAGTCATCGTAGGCTCCTAGGAGAAGATCTCCGTCCTCATCGGCGGAAGCGAGTTCGAAGCTAGATTGGACGTTAGCAATGATAGCTTGCATTGCTGCCTCCTCGTCCTCTCCCTCTACGGTAACGGAAGTCCAAGGGTCATCCCAGTCAAGGGACGAACGGGGTCTGACGAATATGCGAATCATAGTGGTTGGCCTAGCTGGGTGTGGAGGAGCGTGATAGTTGCGCGGGAGAGATCGCGGATTACGTCTGTCCCGGCGGGGAGGATTAACAGCTCGCTGAGGGAGCTGCCGGGACGCGCAAGGAGTGTGTCGGCGGCGAGTTCTACACGAGTCAAGCAGCCCTCGCCGAAGACTGCGTAGACAGCAGCGGACGGGGAGGATACGCCGAGGGAGCGGAACTCGAGGGGGAGCGTGGTTAAGCGGGACTCGTGCCAGGCTCGCTTGGGTGTCGGCGGCTCGTCTTGGCCAGTCCACCAGCTACCGCAGAGGGTCTCGGTGGCTTCGACCGGCATGGGAGGATCTTCGCGTACAAGTCTGCGGGAGCCAGGCTGACTGCGGTGGAGGTACTCGGTGAAGTTGCCGAGGAGAACCCCGGTGTCTGAGTGGATGAGAGCGATACCGCGGGAGCGATACCAGCTGGAAGGAGCCGCTGCCGGAGTTGGCGTGGCTGTGCGAATCGCAGCGATAGCTTCGCTGAATAGATCGTCTAGGGAAGTTTCCATGAGTGAGCCTCAGTTTGCGCGGATTATACAATCATAATCCGCATTGATTAGACATGAACTTTTACCATTAGTTCCACAGTTATGCGGGTTCTTTTTCCAGCTCGGGACGCGGGCCTTCGCCGTTGAGGAAGAGCTGCCAGGACTTGAGCAGCAGCGCGCAAGCGGGATCGGCGGAGGCAGCTTTGTCGATGATCTCCGCAATCCCCTGGCTTCGCTTCCAAACAGAATGGTCATCGCTGAACTGGTAGTGCCAGTCGTGCCGAGAGCAGAGCTGGTGGAATTCTTGAATTGTCATAGGTTGAGCCTTGGAGAGAGCCTTGGAAAAAACACCGGGGAGGCGAGCTTTATAGTCCCGCCTCCCGATGCCCCCAGCAAGCGAGGCTCAATTCATCTTGCCGAGTCGGAGGATGCGACCACCCTTCCTAGTGCCTATGGGCCACTGAAGGCCCACAAGGGTTTGCTAGACCAGCTGGGGTTAGAACATTGCCAGCTCAGCGTCTGCGTCAACCTTGGCGACTTTGGCGAGCTTGGCATCTTCCATGCGCTTGATGATGACGCCAGTTTTGGTTCCTGCCACGCGGAAGGAATCGTACAGGGCACGGCGGGTGAGTGCCGAGTCTGCGTCGAGTTTCTTCTGCAGGTAGGCTTTGACCGTCGCAACGTCTTTGCCGGTGGCTTCGCAGATCGCCTGGACTACGACCGAAGCGCCGGAGACACCACCACCGGAGGCAGCACGGCCAGCACCCCACTTGCCGGACTGGACAAGCGCGTTCAGGTCGTCAATGGCAAGTACCATGTCGTCTTCGCTGAGGGGCTTGTCCGCCGAGGTAGCGAGTTCGTCGCCGAACTTCTGCTCTGCCCCATGCCCGGCAAAGCGAGCGAGGAGTGCCAGAGGCAGTGGGATTGTCCGGGTCTCTCCGTTGCGGAAGTCCATGCGAATGCTGACAGCGCCGGCAGTGATCTGCATAATACCGTCTTCGATAACGATGCCACTGTCGTCGACCAAGGTTTCTTTGTTCACCTTGCGTTTGCCGGCGAAGTTAACCTTGCGCCCGTCAGTCATGGTGACTTCACTGTACTCTGTCTTGCTTTCTGTAGCCATTTTCTCTCTCCGATTGCAGCAGTCCTTTGAGCCGGCGACTGCGGATTCCGGTAGCAGGGAGCCCCTACTGGGGAAGGGAGACGCGCTCCCCTCCGCGGTAAGGGCTACTCAGGCAGGCAAGCCTCAACTGCGTCTCGAGCTGCCTCGATGATATCGCGAGATTCCTCAAGGGATTCCAGCAGCTCGTCAGCTTCCTGGATTTTCTCCTCACTGCGGGAGTCTGGGCAGTCATCGACGAATTCCTGCTGATCCGCTACCATGCTTTCCAGCTGCTTGTGCTGGAGATCAAGGATTGACAAGACTGCTTCCAGCTTGCGTTTCATATCTGCTTTCATTTTGAGCCTTTCTGTAATCGCTGGCGCACTATACGCCAACATATGTTAGACACGGACTTTCGGGATTAGTTCCGAAGAAATTTGTTGTATTTTCACCACTAACCGCGTTCCTGCTCGCGCGGGAACTCTTTGCGCGCGGCTGCCCAGGCGTTGAGGTGAGCTGTCCGGTCGGGAGGGATTCCTGACCAGAGCTTCCGATACGCTGCGATGCGGGAAGAGTACGCAGCCAGGACTTTCCTAGCCCACGTTTGCTCTTGCTTGGGAGAGAGACTCATCACGCTGTCCTTTTCGGATTGAGTTGCTTGAGCTCTTCAAGGTTGCTGATCAGCATATAATTGCTCTTGTTGATCGGAGCAATTGTGTGCCGCACCTTGCGAGCTGCCCGTTCCCCGCAAGCGTAGCAGGTAGGCCTGACTGCCTTCGCCCGAGGTAGCTCGACACGAACTGCGTAGCAGCTCATGCAGATCGGGAGATGGTAGTCTTCCATCAAGCGGCCTTGACGCGCAGAGCTGCGACGAGGGGAGCGGAGATCTCGTCCCAGTAGGGGTTTGCGCTTCCCTCCGCGTCGTAAGCTGCGTGGTTCTGATCTTCGTGGTCTTGGTTCTCGTTGAGGTACGCTACGACTTCGTAGTAATACCCGAAGTCATGCGGGAATCCCTTGACTGCGAAGAAACCCGCAGGAAACTCCCGTTCAAGCTGCGCCATGTAGATCTTGCACTCCTCCTTTGCCAGGGGATGACCTACGCTGAAGCAGTCTTCTTCCGTCGGAGTGCTTCCAATGTTGATAAAGTCCATAAGAGCCTTTCTAGTTACTCGCAAAATGCCAGCTTGTTAACTGTCTCATAACCAGTTAACAAAAGGATCACTTGGCTTTGGTAAGGGATTTCTTGGTTTTCTTATACCCTTGCTTGTGGAAGCGTCCAGGGCCGGACTTCGTTGCGGAAGGGTTGCGATTGGTTCCAGTTTTCATATTGATTCTCCTTGATCTGCAAAGTCGGCGGCAGATCATTCGCCGATATACATTAGACAGGAACTGTCCGCTGAAGTTCCACAGTTATTGCGACAGAATTATCCGCCCGGACTGCCCCTGCAGAACCTCCCCGGCGAAGCTTACCATAATATCCCTATCACACATGGCTAGTTCTGCCTCCGTCCAGCCTTGCTCTTTACAGTACGCGGTGCTGATCTGGTTGAATGTCTGGCTAAGCACTCGCAGAGCGTCCATCGCCTCTCCGTCTTGCCGAGCCTGGGCTTTCCTTGCCAGCGTAGCCGTGGCCTCCGAGCACATCCCTGCTCCATACACCAGCGCGACCATCCGCCTCCCGTGCGTTTTCGCTGGGCCACGAAGCGCCTTGGGCAGATCCTCCAGCCCTTCATGCTCGCTATCCGTTCCGTTAAGCTTACTCATCAAGTGGACTCCTCAGCAATTCATACCGCGCTTGCGCTTCGGGAGACATGAAGGACTGCTTCGGCGGCGAAGCGCGCTCCCCTGCTCCTTCAAGCATCCCTTGCAACCGTGCCAAGCTCGCCGCAACTTCCTTCTCCAACCCCGCTCCTGGAGAATTCGCCGCTGCCGCTGCTGCCGCCTCCATCGTCAACCCTCCCGGTTCCACGCGGCCCATCTTCTCATAAGCCGCCTGCTTATTAAGCACTCGCCAGATAGTTGACTCACTCACGCCTAGCGCGACCGCGATCTCCATCCCTGTCCACTTGGGCTCTCCCCAGTCATTCAACTCCGCTCTCATCCGCCTAACTTCTCCTGCAGTAAACTGCGTCATAACTCTTTTCATCTCTACTCCTTTATCCAATCAGGCAAGGCAGCCAGTCCACCTCACCTCCATTAGACCGTGGACTGGCGATAAAGTTCCACAGTAATCCACCGTCTATCATTCATCTATCCATCACCTATCTATCTCCTTCTTCCTATGCTGTCTATCTGTCACATGGGGTTATAAAAGGCTTCGTGGTTTAAAAGCAACAGTGGTATATATGAGACATAAAAAAAATATTGTATACAATATACCCTAACCTTACCCTACCCTGTCCTTTTAATGTACCATTGACAGATAGACAGCATAGACGGAAGAAGACGAATAGACAGAGAAAGAAACCCGCGCGGATTACGTTTCCATAATCCAAGCGAGTTATCCCGGCCCCTTTTTTCCAAGGGGCTAGGTTTAACTTAATACGCGGGTTTGAAAGAAAAGTAAGCTCCCTCTGCTCCAACAAGCACTGCATCAAACATGGGGCAAACAGCCCCGGCATCGGCCTGTATCAGCTCTTCCCTTAAGTCATGCGCAGCGTTGAACGATAGGCCTGTTGCCTTGACAATAAATCCTTCGTCAAAGAAAGCCACCACAATATAATTTTCCATTTTAAGCCTCGTTTCGAATTCGGGACAATTCCCGGATAGGCCTGCTCATAACAGGCCTAACCTGGCCCTGTCGATTATGCCAGTTCTGCGAGCATACGCCGTTGAATCTCTGCCTCGGCCTCGGTGTACGTCAAACCCATCTTGGCTGCGATGGCCAGAATTGTCGGATTCTGTGGTGCTTTCCTCACAGCTACCTTGAGGTTCCATTCTATGCTGCCACTCGCATAATGGTTAACTAACTCGAGCACAGCCTCGCGCCTCATGGCTTCGGTGACGTTGAAGCCATTCTCAGCGGACTTCTGGATAGCCGCATTGTCGCCGATACGGGCGGCAAAGCCATGCAGCATTGCATAGGTAGCATTCTCTGGTGTAACATCTGCCATTTTCAGGGTGACGGCTTCGCAGCCGTCAAACGTGAAAACAACAGTCTGTGCATTGGTGTTAATAACTTTTTTCATTTTGAGCCTCGGGTTACAGCATTCCACAATGGTTTGCCTCTACATGGGACAATAATCCCATGTAAAAGTTCCCTATATTTTATTCTGTTCGTTCACCGTCTAAATCGCGGAAGGCTGCAACAGGCAAGATTATAATAAAATCATCCTGTTCGTTATTATAGTCATCCATAACCTCTCGTGCATCATCGAGAGTCGAATGATTCGACAGCCAGACCAGCCCATTTTGACCTTGAATAAATACACCGTACATATAAACTCCATTTTCATCAAACCCCGATGTCATGCATCGGTATGTATATGACAGCTCATTCCACAAATGGTTCCATTTATTTTCAGGTATTTTGCGTTGTATTTTCACCACAGAGCTGCAGCCACAATGCCGCCCGTATGATTGTACACTGTATACAATGGTGCGCTGCAACAATCCTGCCAGCCCACCATCGGACAGTGGTATGAAAACAACAGCCGCATTCCCGTTGCTTCCGCGCCACAGTTGCGCCGGCGCCACAGTCCATCGGGCGATTCGCCTGCGATTGACGGGGTGGGGGGCAAAAAAAAGATTCGCGCGCAAAACACAAATGCACTCTGGAATAGTTTAGGTGCTGTGAAAGATCGCGCGAAATATCCTTTCATAATCCACGCGAAGAGGCCCCTCCCTTTTTTCTAAAATTTTTTTACTTTCCAGCCCGGCGGAACTTCGTGGAAAGTTAGCGGTCTAACAGGGGTGAGGGATAGATGTTAGTGGTGATTGCCGCCGACCCCCGCGAAGGAGAGATACGATGAGTGAGCTAAGGGAAATTGCCCCGACAATGGGAAACGTGGCGAAGGTGGGGTACTCGCACAAGGATATGATTGATTATATCATAGCGAATCCCGGGATTACCCAGAACCATCTTGCGTCGCGATACGGGTACTCGGTGGGCTGGGTGAGTAACGTGATGGCCTCGGATGCTTGGCAGAGTGCCATGGCCGCCCGCCGCGCGGAGATTTGTGACCCCGTGCTGGTGGCGACAGTGGAAGAGCGGTTTCGCGGAATCACGCTGTTGTCGCTGGAGCGGTTGAAGCAGAAACTTGAAGCCCCGGCTGTCTCGGATAACGTGGTGTTGAAGGCAGTGGAGCTAGGGGCGAAGGCTATGGGTGTTGGAGGCAATGCGCCGCCGGCCCCGCCCGGCCAGGATCACCTAGCCCAGCTCGCGAATAGGTTGATTGAACTGCAATCCCGCGTCCGTGTGACGCTT